ACATATACACCAGTTACTAGGTACAGACCTATACGATAAGTTAGCTGCTTTAATTACTGCTAACACTATGGCAGACGTTGCTAACAATGACTACGAAACACTTATAGATAAATACGTACAGCCTGTACTTATACACTATAGCTTATACGAAAGCCTACCGTTTCTAACGTATAAAATAATGAACAAAGACTTAGTACGTAAAATTAGCGAAACGTCAAGCCCCGCTTCACTAGAAGACCTTAAATTTATACGCAACATAGTGTTAAATACTGCAGAATACTACGCACAAAGACTAGTAGACTGGTTAAAAAACAATAGCGACAAGTACCCAGAATATAATAGCAATAGCGGTGCAGATCTAAGCCCTAGCAAAGAAGCATACTTTAGCGGCATGAACTTAGGCTACGATATGCAAAGCACGCGTATTACGTTACGCGACTTTCTTACGCCAGACATTAGTATATAATGAAGTATAAGCCAAAGACTAAAAACGTAGAAAAGCTAAAAACCTATTTAGGAAAAGGAAATGAAGCAACTAATAAACCAGAACGCAGACGTACTAGGACTAAATAGCGTAACGCTTTTTATTTCGTTAACAGAAGTAGAACAAATACTACAGATACTAGCGCTAGCTTTAGGTATCGTATATACGTTAGACAAGTATATAACTTATAGAAGGTCAAGAAATGGCGAAAA